AGTAACGTTCTATTAACTAACTTTAATTACCCTGCGTCTTTTCCAAAAAAATATAATCAAATGGATATTGGCGTAGAAGCTATTAATAGAGTTTCTTTTTCAAATTATTCATTTAATGCTATTACATCACAGGTTGCGTATTATTTAGTAAATATGCAAAATACAGGAGGTACAATTAAAAGTTCAGTCATTCGCGTTGATATAGATTGCAACCCTAATTACACGCCTATAAATCTTTATTTTATTAACGCCTTTGGAATGTTCGACACGGCTCGTTTTGATTTAGCGTCGCGCCTTACAATGGACGTAGAGCGCAAAACATTTGAACAAAGGAATTACACCTTAAATAATACAACAGTTGATTATTACGACGCTAATAACGTTTACAACGAAAGTAAAATAAACTACGGCAGTAAATCAAATCATTCGTATAAGCTAACAATGAATTACCCAAGCGACGCAGAATACCAATGGCTTGCAGAATTAATAGTTAGCCCACAGATATACGCGGAAATAGACGGAAATTATTACCCTGTTACTATTAAATCTAATAATTACGAATATTCAACTTATACAAACAACAGGTTAAGAGCGTTGGAAATTGACATTGAATTAAATCAAACACGCTACAATTTTAAACGATGACAAGGATTTTTATTGAAGATAATGAGTTGGATATTAACGCTGGTTTTTCGCAAATGATTAACTACTCTATTGACGACCTTAATAATTTAGATAGTAAAACGACAAACTTTACTAAAACAATTTTGTTGCCAGGTACTTCTAAAAATAATCGTTTGCTCGGCAATATATTTGAGTTTGGTAATTCAAATTATACGGTTGATAGTGCGCCAAATTTTGGATATAATTTTAACGCGAGTAAATCAGCAAAGGCACGAATTGAAGTAAACGGGATGCAAGTTATTAAGGGCGTTATGAGGTTGTTAGAAATAATTGTTGATGGCGAATTTGTAGAATATGAAATTGCTTTGTTTGGAGAGTTGGGCGGTTTCTTTTCAAAGTTAGGCGCTAATAAATTAACGGATTTGGATTTTAGCGAATATAATCACACTTACAATTATACAAATATTGTAAATAGCTGGGATAATGCAGGTAATGGTAGCGGTTATTATTATCCTTTAATTGACTACGGCAATACATCGCCCGCGCTCGATACAAACTTTTTCAAAAAATCATTTTTCTTTACAGCGTTTAGACCTGCATTTTTTGTAAAGGAATACATCAATAAAATAATAACTCAAGCTGGTTATACTTGGGAATCTAATTTTTTTAATACTAACTTTTTTAAGCGTTTAATAATACCAAACAACCAAGTAAGGCTTAAATATAACCGAGAGCAAATATTTGAAAGTAGTGTTACGCCAAACGCTTTGACATTAACAACATATCAATATTTAAACCACTCAAATATTGTAAATGATTTGTTTACAAATTCAGCGAATCAAACATTTACTTATACACCCGCTCAAGCGTTTAGTGGTGTGTTTAATGTTAATTTAAGCGGTACTTATAAAGTAAGAAATCAGGTTGCAAGTTTGCCTTTATGCTATGCTTATGCAACGCTTGAAATTTATAAAAATAACGTTTTAGCTTTTAGAGATACAAACAAAAGATTTGGTGGATTCGCTACAACTATTGGATTATCTATTGAGCCGAGTTATAGATTTTCTTTAAGGTTTCCCCGCATACCTGTTACATTTAATACTGGCGATAGTTGGTATATGCTTTTAAGGATTTACGATACAAACGGCGCTGATTTAGATGTTGTTTTAAATAATAGCAACGTTAATATATTAACCGATAACCCGATATTAGTTAGCGCACAATATGACGATTTTTTATTGGTTAACGGCTCATTACCACAAAACGTTTTACAAAAAGATTTCTTTGCGTCTATTTTAAAGATGTTCAATTTAATGGTAACTGAAGACAAGTTTAGCGATAAGAAATTAGTTATTGAGCCTTATGTTGATTTTTACAATACCAACCGCACAACCTATCAAGATTGGAGTAACAAAGTTGATAGAAGCCAAGTTATTAAAATCAAACCAATGAGCGAAATAAACGCTCGTTATTATGATATAAAATTTAAACAGGACGCGGATTATTTTAACGAGCAATACAGAAAAAAATATGTTGAAGGTTACGGAGATTATAGATACGACAACCAATTAGAATTTGCAAAAGATACAAGTACAACGGAAGTAATTTTTAGTGCAACTCCTTTGGTTGGATATAGCGATAACGATAAGATTTTCCCCGCCATTTATAAATTGAATAATGGAACGGAGGAAATGATTGAACATAATATTCGTATTATGCAATCTAAAAAAATAACAGGGCGAACAAGTTGGAATATTTATAATAGTGATTATTCGGTATTAACATCAACAACGGCTTATGGTTATGCGGGGCATTTAGATAATCCATTTAGTGCGGGTAGCGATTTGAACTTTGGCGTTCCCAAAGAAATAAATTTTACGCTTGCATCTGGGTTACTTTCAAACAATCTTTACAACACATATTATTCGCCTTACTTCGCAGAAATAACGGATAAGGATTCGAGGTTAGTAACGTGCAAAATGAAGTTAACCGAGCGCGATATTAATACGCTCGATTTTACGCGATTCATTTGGATAGATGGCGTTTTATATCGCCTTTACAAAATCGTTGATTATAGCGAAAATGAACTTTGTGAAGTTCAATTATTAAGAGTAATTTATACAACATACTAAAATGATAATAAAATATTTTAACGAGTTTCAAGGGCAATGGTTAGATATCACAGGAACGACGGGAACGACGTTACAATACAACAACGCGAGCGGTTGGGTTGGAGTTACTAATAAAGTTATAAAAGGAAATATATCGCAAGTAGGCACGAGTTCGCCAACAATTCTAATATTTGAAAATACAACAGGCGCAACGCTAACAACAAGTAGAACAAATACAGGAGTTTATCGTATTGATTCAAACATACCACTTTGGACAACTTCAACAATGTTTATTACAATAGGCAACAATCAAAATAAGAATGGCGATTTTGTTTTTAATATGCAATATGGTACTTCAACAAGATTAGATTTATTTACTTTATTGGATGGGGTTTTAACAGACGAGTTATTAGGTAATACAAGTTTTGAAATAAAAATATATTAATGGCAACAACAACTGAAGTAGGAGTTAAAATAACGGTGGACGGTAGCGAAGCCACCAAATCGGTAGGCTCGATTAAATCGCAATTAAAAGAGGCTACGGCGGAACTTATTGCGATGCGCGAAAAGTTTGGCGATACGTCCGACGAAGCGGTAGCGGCTGCAAAAAAAGTAGGTAAGTTAAAAGATAGTATCGGCGACGCTAAACAAATGGCTGACGCATTTAGCCCCGACCAAAAATTTAAAGCATTTGGTCAAGCGTTACAAGGTGTTGCGGGTGGATTTAGTGCCGTTCAAGGTGCAATGGGTTTAATGGGTAGCGAAAGCAAAGACGTTGAGCAAATGCTTTTAAAGGTTAATAGTGCAATGGCATTGAGCCAAGGTATTGATAGCGTTTTAGCTTCTGGAGATGCTTTTAAAACTTTAGGTACTAAATTAATGGGTTTTTCTGTTGTACAAAAAACAGTTACAGAAGCGCAAAGAATTTTTAATTTGGTAATGTCTGCCAATCCTATTGGGGTTTTAATAACGGCTATAACTCTTTTAATTGCTGGAGTTGTTGCGCTTACTTCATATTTTATGAGTAACGCCAGAGCTGCTAAATTAAATGAACAAGCGGTGAAAGCAAATGCAAAGGCATTAGAAGAACAAAAGAAAGCAACAGCAAAAGCAGCGGATGAATTAAATAGAGCGCAAAGCTATCAACTTGCAATGGCAAAAGCAAACGGGGCAACAACGGCTTCTATTCGTGCGCTCGAATTAAAATTGATTGATGAAAAAATAGCAACCGAAAGAGCATCCAGAGAAACAGCTATAAATACGCTTGAAAAAAATAAAAATGCTTTGGCTTCACTTAAACAATCTGGGGCGAGTGATGAAGTAATAAAAAAGCAAAAAGAAACCGTTGGCGAAAGTTTAAAATATGCAAATGATGTAACGGCAAATCTTAATAAATCTCATATTGATAGAGAGGAATTAGTAAGAAAGCACAATGTAGAAATAGCAACCGAAACAACTACGGCAAATAATAACGCAGTTCAAAAAGCGCAAGAAAGAAATGATAGGATAAGAGAGGACACAAAAAAAGCGCAAGAAGATTTAAAAAAATTAAATGAAGATTATGCAAACGAGTTAAGGACTTTACAGGATAAAAATTTTACTGATGCAATAAAGAACGAAAATGACAAGGCGGAAGCGTTATTGACGTTAGATTTTACTAACAATATTAAACGAATAAACGCAAGTAAATTAAGCGAAGAACAAAAAAGTAATTTATTAATTGAAGTTCAAAAAGAATACCAATTAAATTTAAATGCTTTAAACGCTAAAAGAATTGCTGACGCTAAAGTAATAACAGATAAAGAGGACGCTGTTGCACTTGAAAAACGCGATAAAGAAATTTCTTTTGAAGAAGAAACATTTAAGATTTTAAATGATTTAAGAATAAGTAAAATAAAAAGTGAAACGGATAGAGCAAGAGAAAACGAGGCTTTAAGATACCAAGCTGATATTGACGCAAATTATAAGGCTTTAAATGATAAACAAATAGACCAAGAACTTTTTGACAAGAGGGCTGAAGCTAATAAAAAACTAAACGAAAGTAAGATTTCGGATATTCAAAAAACCGAAAGTGAAAACAGAATTAAACAAGATGAACTTGAGCGTAAAACAAAGATTGATTCGGCAAAGGCAATAGGAGATTCATTAGGACAATTATCAGATTTAGTAGGTAAGCAAACCGCAACAGGGAAAGCGTTAGGAGTTGCGCAAGCGTTAATAAATACTTATATCGGTGCGTCGGAAGTGTTACGAGCGAAATCAGTTTTACCAGAGCCAATTGGTACAATATCAAAAGTAATAAACGTTGCTACAATTATTGCAACAGGTATTAAATCTGTAAAGGCAATTATTGGAACTAAAGTACCAACAAAAGACGGTGGCGGTGGTGGTGGTGGCGGTGTTAACACTCCGTCAATTCCCACAGTTACCCCACCATTGCCCCCACAATTAAATACTCAAATGATTAACGGCGGGCAAATAAATCAGTTAGCATCGGCAACGGCTCGCGCCTATGTTGTAGAATCTGATGTTAGCGGAAACCAAGAAAGAATAAATAGATTAAATAGAGCATCACGTATAAATTAAAAAATATGACATTACCAATTTACGAGTTAAAAATAAGCGATAATTTACAAGATGAGGCAATGGTTGATTACATTGCTTTAGTAGATGCGCCAGCAATTAAAAAAGATTTTGTTGCGTTTAAAAATGAATTTATCGAGCCGTCGAAAGGCGAACACGAAGGCGATTTTTTACAACGTTGTATTAAGTATGTAATTGATGAAGGCAAAGAAAGTGAGCAAGCCGTTGCAATTTGTAACGCTTTGTGGAGTGAACATTTTGCAGGCGTTAAAATTTCGATTGATTACGACGATACGTTAAGCACCGACAAAGGCAAAGAACTTACGAAGCGATTAATTGCTGAAGGCGATATTGTTTACATAATATCAGCGCGAAATGATGTTGACGGAATGTTAGGCGTTGCCGAAAGTTTAGGCATTCCAAAAAGTAGGGTTTACGCTACAGGTAGCAACAAAGCAAAAGTACAAAAGATAAAAGATTTAGGTATTGAAAAGCATTACGATAATAACGCCGACGTAGTTAAGGAACTCGGAACGATTGGCAGTAAATTTATGCAATTCGAATCTTATACCGACTATCCAAAAGAGGCAAGCGAAAACGCAAAGATTGCTTTGAGATGGGCTGAAGAAAATGGATGGGGCGAATGTGGAACGCCTGTTGGTAAAATTAGAGCAAATCAATTAGCAAATGGCGAGCCGATTAGTAGAGATACTATTGCTCGTATGTCATCGTTTGAACGCCAACGCCAAAACTCACAAAAAGAACTCGGGGACGGTTGCGGACGTTTAATGTGGTTGGCTTGGGGTGGCGACGCGGGGGTTGAATGGGCATCGAGAAAACTCGCGCAAATCGATAAAACAAAATTATCGTTTCAAATTATTAACGAGGAAAAACGTATAATATCGGGAGCGTTGATGTTAGCCGACGAATTAATTTACCGCAATAACGAAAAGTTTGGAGAACACTATGTTAAGTTTTCTGCGGAAACAATTAAATCAATAGCGATAAAATGGGCAAAGAAAAACTTTAATAACCACGTTAATTTAATGCACGACCCCGAGCAAAAAGTAAAAGGAGTTACGATGTTTGAAAGTTGGTTAGTAGATAACGAAAGAGGAATTATGCCAATGAAAGGGTTTGAGGGTTGCTCGGACGGCAGTTGGTTTGGGAGTTTCTATGTAGAAAATGAAAAGGTTTGGCAAAGCATAAAAAAAGGCGATTATAAAGGCTTTAGCGTTGAGGGTTTGTTTGACTATGTCGAGCCTATAAGCGCTGAAGAAAACGCCTTAAAAAAGATTTCAGAATTATTAAACTCAATTATCACAGAATAAATCTATAATAGAATATGAAAGCAACAGAAATTTTACAAAAATTAAAAGAACAATTTGCTGAATTAGTAGCACAACCAACACAAACTCCCGTTGCAATGGTTAGCGCAACGCTTGAAGATGGAACGGTTGTTGAAGTTACAGCACTTGAAGTTGGCGGTATTGTTACAATCGAAGGCGTACCAGCTCCAGTAGGCGAACATAAATTAAGCGATGGAACGGTTATCGTAGTAGGCGAAAACGGAGCAATTATGGAAATCAAAGCAAAGGTTGAAGAAATGCCAACTGAAGAAATGCCACCAATGGTTGAAGATATGGGCGCTAAATTTTCAAGTTTGGAAACTGCAACAAATGAAAAGTTTGCATCTTACGAATCTAAATTTGCTGATTACGAAACAAAGTTTGCACAATACGAAAGCAAATTAAATAAGGCTACTCAATTAATTGAGGGCTTAATGAATTTAACTAAAACGCTTGCAGAAACTCCAACAGGAACTCCAGACGTAGCGGTTAAAAATAATTTTACAGAAACAAAAAAGAAGGATTACTCAATATTATTTTCATAAAAATTTAAATTAAAATAAAATGGCATTATCATTAGGCACATTATCAGCATATACAAAACAACTTGTTGAGCCACTATTAACGAGCGCGGTTATCGGCGCAAAAACGCAACAAATGATTATGGATGGCGGTATCGTTATCCCTAAAGCAAAATCAGCGGTTGCAATTCCTTTAATGGATACTGACGCTGTATTCCAAGCGGACGGATGCGGATATTCTCCAAGCGGAACAACATCTTTTACACAAAGAACTGTTACTGTTGGTAAAATACAAGTAAGTGAAACAATTTGTCCAAAGAACTTCGAGGCATACTTTACTCAAGAGGCTTTGAAAGCGGGTAGCACTTACACAGATTTTGGAAACGCTCAATTTTTAGAGGCGTATTTAGCAAAGAAAAACGCACGTATAGCGGCTCAAATTGAAACATCAATTTGGCAAGGAGATATTACAGGGTCGGGCGGTGCGAACTTAAATAAGTTTGACGGTTTAATTAAGCAAATTGACGCTGGTTCTCCAGTTGATGCAAACGTTTCAGGTTATACAGGTGTTGCAACTATTTCAACAATTACTCAATCAAATGTTGTAGCAGCTACCGAAGGAATTTATAAGGCTATTCCTGCAGAGGTTATGGCTAAAGGAGATGTTAAAATATTCGTTGGTTACGATTGGTATCGTTTATTAATAATGGCTTACAGAGCGCTTAATTTGTTTAGCTACAATCCACAAGATGTAAACGCACAATCGTTTATATTGCCAGGAACTAACATCGAGGTTATGCCGGTAAATGGTTTGAATACAACCGGCGACGCTTACGCGATTTCAGTTTCTAACATTGCTTTGGCAGTTGATTTGGAAAATGAAGAAGGCAATTACCGCGTTTGGTATAGCGAAGATAACGACGAAGTAAGAACAAAAGTATCTTTCAAAGTTGGTGTAAACGTAGCATTCACAAACGAATGTGTGAAGTTTAAATCAGCTATCTAATAACAATATTCTTTACGAAAATGGTGGTGAAATAAACACCACCATTTTTTTTAAAACTTAAAATTATGCCTCCTTGTGAAATTTCGGCGGGTTATGCCATAGATTGTAGAGATTCTATCGGCGGAATAGACGCCATTTATTTAATTGAAAATTCAGCGCTATACGATGCGTCTGGAGTTACACGTATTACCCAAGCATCTGGAACGGTTACAGCAATGACCAAAGATACAGGTAAAAAGTTTTATAAATTTGAAGTGCCAAGAGCTACGGCAATGGCTTCAAATAATTTAACTGCATCAACAGAAAACGGAACTATATTTTATACACATATGGTATCGTTCCCTTTAAACTCACGTAGTGCAACAACGAGAAACATTATCAATACTTTAGCGAAAAATAGAGTAACGATTGTTACAAAAGATATGGACGGTACATTTAGAATGTATGGCGCAGGATTTGGTTTGTTTTTAGATACTGCGGAAGGCGGAAGCGGTACGGCTTTGGGCGATAGAAACGGATATCAACTTTCGTTTTCATCACAGGAAGCGGACGACTTTTTGGTGGTTTCTTCGGGTGTTGCATCAGCATTAGAAACTCCAGGTACTTAATAAATAACTTATGAAAACTTTAGCCCACCGTTACCGAGCGTTTCGGTGGGTTTTTTTATATCTCAAACGTAAGGTTTAAGCTGACATAAATGATACATTTAACAAAAGGACAAACGCAGACGATTTATTTTAATGCTTCGCAAAATTGCGTTTTAACTAATCCTTATTTTTTATTTGTATTTACGAATAGAATTACGCAAGATGTTGTTAAATTTGTGGCAACAAATACTTCAACTACTTTGCGATACAATAAATTTTCTTTGGTAACTAATAGCCGTTTTAATGGCGCTGAAGAAGGACTATGGACTTATAATGTATATGAGCAAGCAAGTAGTACAAACACGAATATAAGCGGTTTAAATAACGTTGAGAATGGGTATGCTTATTTGCACCCTTCAACAACATTTTCACCAACAGAATATAACGAACAATCAAACACATTTGTAACATACAATGGATAATCAATACAAACATATCGTTTTACAATTTGACCGCGCTTTACAACCTGTATTTACTGAAAAGAAAAATAAAGGTTATGTTGAGTTTGGCGAAATGAATAACTATCCAGAGTATTTACTTTCGCTTTATAATGAATCGCCAAAGCACGGGGCTATTGTAAAATCGAAGGCTACTTATATTTTTGGTCGTGGATTTGAGGATAAGGGCAAAGCAAATAGTAGAGGCGAATCTTGGAACGATATTTTAAAAAAATGTGTTAAGGACGATGAACTTTTTAGGGGTTATTATTTGCAAGTAATTTGGAATCGCATTGGGCAAATAAGCGAGGTATACCATATTGATTTTAGTAAAGTTAGGGTTGCAAAAGATTTAAGTTGTTTTTACATAAAAAACGATTGGTTAGATTGGAAAGAAAAGCCCCGCGAATACCCACAATTTAGCACGCAGAATCCAACAGGAAGTCAAATATATTATAAAAGAGAATACAACCCAACGAGCGAAGTGTATCCGTTGCCGTCGTATTTTCAAGGGTTGAATATGATAGAAAGCGACATCGAAGTATCGCGCCATATTTTAGGAAATGCAAAACAGGGGTTTGTAGGTTCAACGCTTATAAATC